GCAGTTCTTGCAGCAACATACGGATATTCCAACTTGTCATATTTTTCACCAGTGTTATACAACATATCATCCCGCAGCATGAGTGATATATTTGATAAAGAGTTTGGACGCATTGCATATTTTTTTGCACACGTCATTTTGATGATCACTCAACTGATTTTATATTCAAATAGCACAAAAC